CTCCGCGACCGATTCGCAGAATCTGACCATTTCCCATGTTAACGGGAAGGGTCGGAATCGGCGGACTGTCCGTCTCGATGTCACCAAGCTGGCGGCCGACCCCACCCTTGACGGGGTGAGCAAGACCTACAGCGAGTCCGTCTTCCTCGTTATTGACCACCCTTCGGTGGGCTATAGCGCGACAGAGACCGAGGCAACTGCCAAGGCTCTTGTCGATTGGTTGGCGGTCGCCGGTAACCTAACCAAGGTTATCGGCGGTGAGTCCTGAGACGTCCAGTGTTCTAAAACATCGCTAGGAGATCCTAACCTCTGGAAGGAGGACGGATGAAAAGCCGAAGTGATGTCTGGCTGAGGGCGCTCGAAGATCTCGGCGCCCAGTGCTCAGTCAGCACCCAACGCACTGCGGACACTTTCGCAATGCGTGTCGAACGAGAAGGTGACTCTTTTATGAAGGTCACCCTGCCCCAGTTTGCCAAGGACCTTGAACGGTCCCTGGACAGTGGGTTTATCTCACCTGAACTCTTCACCGGGTTTGGGCGTTCCAAGCGGCGTATCCGGTTTACCACCGGACGCGGCGAGGGGCTACCCAAGTTCCGTAGTATGAAGATGCCAGGAGGGACTCCCAAGTTTCTTGGTGAGTTCCTAGATCTCGTGTTCGACGACGAAGAGGAATTCATGATTGATTCCCTCAGTGACGTTGAGCCAAACGGCTCGAAATACGTCAGTACGACACACGACGGCCAGACTCTTGGTCTCGCGGTTAATCCCGCAGACCCGGATGAAGGCTGGAGTTTGTCGTATGTGAGGGATGCGGTCCACGAGCTTCCTGTACGTATCCGGACTTTCGAGTCCAGGGACGCCAGGTTGCGAGCGGGTCGCGCAGTGAGGGCTGTAAGGCAGTTGTGCCTTATGTTCAACAAGGAGCGGGAACTCTGCTCCGAGGCGAACATTGTTGCAGCCCTCAATGCCTTCATGAAAACCGATCAGGAGTTGGTGCTCCCTTTATCGACGAGAGAGAGGTAACCCTCTTTAAGGAGGGCCGTCTCAATCGAGTCCGTAAAGTAAGCAACCTGCTTTTCGCCACTACCCTCAGCAAGATAGATGGAGCAATCCACTATCAGGGACATCCGCCAACCGAAAGGTTAGCTGGTATGTATCCAATGCTGAAGGCGAAGCATGGCCCCGGTGCCACGGCTGACCGCTTACGCGGTAATCAGAAGTGGACGCTGCCTACTTGGACCGAAAGGTTAGAGCACGTGTTTCCCTATGTGGAATACGCGTTGCCCAACCTTCGATGGTTCGATGAGGCAGTTGGGGTCAAGTTCCTGAAGCCCGAGGAAGAACAGCCGGCAAAACTGGTTGTTATTCCAAAGACGTCGGTGACCCCCCGGTTAATCTCCGAGGAGCCTACCTGCATGCAATACATGCAGCAGGCACTCTGGAGAGAACTCCGGGAACTGCTTGAGTCCGATCAGGACTCGAAGTGGTTCGTCGGATTCTCTGAGCAATGGCCTAACCAGGCCATGGCTGAGATTGGATCTGAAGACAGGTCTCTTGCGACGCTTGATCTAAGCGAAGCATCGGACCGGGTCCCGAACTGGCTTGTGGAAGACTTATATTCTGACTTTCCCCATTTTCTTGAGGGAATTCAGGCATGTAGGTCAACCGCAGTCCGGATGCCTTCAGGGGATGTGATCCATCTCCAGAAGTTTGCGTCTATGGGCTCTGCTGTGACGTTCCCGATCGAGGCAATGGTCTTCGCGGCCATTGTCCTTGAGAGGTGCCTAACGGTAGCCGGTTTGCCCTTGTCAAGGAAGTCCATTAGGACATTCCGAGACCGGGTGCGCGTCTATGGGGACGATATCATTGTTCCCACAGATATGGCTGAGTCCGTTGTCTCTGGTCTTGAAACGTTTGGCTTCAAGGTCAATGAGCACAAGTCTTTCTGGACCGGTGGGTTCAGAGAGTCTTGTGGGGCGGAATTTTGGGAAGGAACGGACGTATCCATCGTTCGTTTCCGGAAATCAATTCCGACCACACGGCACCACGTGGATGAACTCGTCTCCTGCGTAGCCACCAGAAACCAATTTTTCGAGATTGGTCTATGGGGCGTCGTAGAATTACTTGACGATATTTTGGAACCTCTCCTCACCCATAAGGGTGAGGTTCTGTTCCCTTATACCGCCGAGACGAGTCCCCTCTTAGGGAGGCGCCATCCGTTCGGTCTTGTAACCCAAGACGAATGGGATGCCGACACCCAGTCTCTTCAAACGAGAGGCTGGATGGTGAGTCCTAGATCGCCCAAAAACGCGATCGATGGACATCACGCCCTAATGAAGTGTCTTGCGGAAGTTACAGGTACGCCAATGCCTGACCGCGAGCATCTCACACGTAGTGGACGCCCACGGGACGTCAGCATATATCCCGTGAAAGCCCCTCCTAAGTAATTGGAGGGGGCTGGGGGGGACCCCAGCATGAGGAGGTT